CGTACCAATTCTATCTTGCGCGGATTGAGTGTTCTCGGTATCAGGAGTGTATACATTCTTGATATCGATGATAGCCATTGAGTCTCCACGCGCCTCGCAAACCTTCACAAGAGCATCATTAAGTGAATTATTTACGATACCAGGCATCGCAGCTAAATTCATCTCAACTCTTTCGGGATCTCTAACCGCATCAATCGCGACTTTGACGGAGTTGAATGCGTAACTAGTAGTCTCATTCTTTCCACTGGCAAGAGATCTTGTGTCGTTGAACGGATCTCTTTCCTTGATGTTGAGGCCGTCGAAGCCACCAGCAAGACAAGTGGTGAATCTATCGAACCCAGCGTCTAGAATATTGGTGTAAGAGCCAGTCTCGTAACCGCCAGCATCAGAAGAAGCACTGTGTACGGTGTAAGAGATACCAAGCGCTCTAGAGCCAGACTGATAAACAGCGTGCGTGTCATAAGTAGCGCTACTAGAAATCATTCCTGAACTCGTCAAGGCGACGTTTCGTACATCATCCAGAGAGAAGTAGAAAGAAGTTTCAGTGTAGTTGCTATCGGCATCAAAGCCTGAGATGTCATTAGCTTTTGTTCTCAGGACATCACGAACAGACTCATTGAACTTGGTGCTGTTGTAAGTTGTGTCAACTCCGAAGTAAGCATCAGTGGGATCTTGTACAGTGCCCTCCGAGGAACTAATTCTAAGTCTCAAGGACGGGAAGGTGAAAATAGCATTGACCGTTTGTCCTTCGTCGTCGCCATCGGCACTTCCTGTTACGGCCTCAGTGCCTTCTTTACCAGCGTAGCTAGAGCTACAAACGAAGGCACCGGTTGTACCATCGATCTCAGTAGTTCGTGCAGTCTTGTTAATAACTTTAACAAAAACACTACCACTAGTGGCGAATGGAAGGTATCTCGGTGGACCCCACACGCCGAACGGTAGTAATTCAGGATTTGTTGAAGCTCGATCAACGTCTTCATCCATCTCAATTCGAACATAATCAGAAACATTGGGATACTCACCGAAGTACTTATAACGTCGGTCTGTATCACTCCAAGTTCTGAAGCTGTTACCAATCTTTTTAGCAACATAATTCTCTGAGGCGGGATTCAAGTTACAGTTGTTGTATTGCTCCAAGACAATCGGGGCATTATCCGTATCTTTGATATCTCTAACCGCTACGGTAAAAGAGCCGTATTTATTAGAGGAATCTGCTGACCGCTTGATGTCTTGAATTGAAATTTTAACCTTTCTTTGAACCTCTTCTCCAGAGAAGTCTCTAGCAGCGATTCTAAAGAGTTTGGTCATGGCATCAGCGGTGTAATTCTCGAAATCACTAGACATGTCCTGTGAAATGAACCAACCAGTTTTTGCGTTCAGGTCTTTGGTAGAAGTGACACGAACGTCACCGCCATTCTTTGTTGAACCATCGGGGGAGGCCAATGGCAAGATGATACCAAAAGTCTGCGAGGCGACTGAACCGGAAATACCACCCTCTACACCGTTGCCGTTATCCTTAAACGTTGTTAGGGCGCCTTCGAACGTCTCACCTAGCCAGTAGTTAACCGCATTATCAGTTGTCGTAATGTCTCTGTTCGTTAGAGTCGGATTTGTGTTGAAAACCTTACGAATGAATCTAGGTGAAGTCGGAGTAAAGTCAAAAGCAGAATTAACTGTTTCTACGGAATCGGTGCTCTTGATGATTACTTTAAATGTGTTGTTCGTGTCGACTGACTTAATGAATTTACCAGAACCGGTTTGTTCGGTGTTGTCACCCATATCAGTACCAGATAACTCAACAGAGCCGCTGTTAATATACCACACAGCAGCCAAAGTACCAGATGTGGTGATGTTATCAACAACATCCTGTGTTACTCCAATCGAGCCTGTACCTTCTACCAAGAATAGACCAAAAGCTCCACCGTTACTGGTGCGGCCAGTTGTGGCGGTTGCCTTGGTTGTACGCCAGCCAGCATACCCAGAAACGTCATCAGTGAGATTGGTGGCGTCGACATGCGAACGGCCGGTCAACCTGACAAAAGTTAAAGGAGAGTTGTTTCTCAACCAAGCCTGTGCAGCATATGCCGCATAAGTGGGAGCAGTTTTGTTTCCATCTCTAAATACGTCACCGCCGCCGGCACCAGGCATGGGATTGCCAAATATCTGTACGAATTCTGAAAACGAATTAACTTTGATGGGAGTGAGTCCGGGGCCTTTCTCGGTTCTACCAATAACTACGGGACCAACATCTTCCGGCAAAGCAGGAAGCTGCGAATTGTCGATTTCATTAATGAAAACCCCAGGTGATATAAATTTAAACTTTCTAAACGACATATTAACGCTCTCCTTATAAACGCTGTATTATTCTTTAATAAATAGTAAGATGAGTGGTGAAAAACCTATTTCACTAGTTATTCTCTAAAAACCACTGCTGGGGTCGAATTCTTGAATATCGCCAAGAATTACCCTTTCCCGTGGTATCTTTACCTCTACGGCATTTTGCCTTTTAATGATCTTTGGGCGCTCTCCATTTTTTCCTTCTCCGATTACATAACCCAAAACTTCAAACGTAAGTACCGTCTGGTATGTCCTCTCTTCTTGATCGAAGGAAGCAATATTATTTGCCTGCGCCAAATCAGATCTTAAAAAGGCTTCGTACTTGTGGCCGTCTCTGTATATGTTGAAAGAGTTAATGTGACCCCCCAATGTAGCAAACGGCTGAATCATCTGGTTCATTTGCTGCTGGTATTCGGAACGAAATGTCACATTATAGGTCATTGTTATATACACCGGCACTGGAATTGAAATTGTTTCATATACTGCTTTTTCGTTGGGAATGATCTTCCCAAATTTGTCTCTTCTTGGAAAGTAGCTTTGTCGATTTGGGGTACGACTAACTTGACCCCCTGTGCCAAATTGTTTCCTATTATCTGCGACTGCAAAATTATTGGTCTTATCGGATACGATCCGGCGTGCTACCGTGATTCTACTGCCATGGTAGGGGTCTTGGAAGTTGAACGTGCCTCCAAAATGGGATCCCTTTTTGCTTAAGTCTTTTGATAAGGATGTTCTTTCAACGCCAATTAGCGGGAGGATCAAAGTTCCATCTAAATCTCTTAAGTCCTTGTTCTCCTTAGAGAAAAAAGCCCTTTCGGCAGAAGACCAGACGATAGGTACTTTTTTCCAACCTTTATTTGTAACGGCGCGGATATCCATCTTTTCATTTATAAAATCATAAAAAGCATAATCAACTGTCTCAAAGTTAGAAGGCTGAATTATCTGTTCTTGTAAAGCACTATTTGCGTCTTTGACGCCCGTGTATTTATAATCATCAGCTGGCATCGAATAAACCCTCTCTTGCTTTTAGGCATTGAACCTCTGCCTCGAACACTCTTTCCCAGCCGGCCCATGCTTGACCAAAAAGCTGTCTACCTTCATTAATTGTCACAATTTCAAAATAGTCGTTACCATATAAAACAAAGTCTCCTTCTCGAATATATAAATTCTGATCTTCTGTTAGGCGACGACGGTGGAAATTAACTTTGATGGACAGCCTTTTATCTATCCCTAGATTTGTTGTTGTCGTTGCATATCCCTGCCATGTAACCATCGCATAAACTCTAACTGGAGGCAAAAAGTTTTTCTCTATGGCCTCGCCATATAAGTCATGGTAATTGCTATGAATAGTGTCGATAGGGTAATAGATTATCTCTTGACCAATAACCCTTTCGATTAGTTCGTCATTAACTTGTTTTACAAGATCTCTCTCTTTTTCTCCTAAAAACAAAGGAGGGGGAGGAGAGTCTGGCTGGGTCCATTTATTATCGGCCACTTTTCATTACCCCACAAACACTCTCATTGGTATTTTTTCTTGTACTCTGTTAACTGCGTCTGTAAGGTCGGCATCACCCTGCATTAACTTTGTATATGTGGTTTCGTCTAGAATCCCTTTTAATTCCTCTCTTAGCTTCTCCTGTTCATTTTGAGCTTGGGATAGCAGCGCAGGGCCGTCTAGAGTTATAGAATCTCCCGGAATAGGTATAGTTGTAAATTTACTTCTAATGTTTCCTAGTGTTTCTTTACTAAGTGACAGCGCAAATCTTCGTATCCACTGCTTGCCAATAGCATTAATCTTGTCATATGGTAGGTTTTCAAATGGCAGCGCATTCATATTGTTGATACCATTAACTCCAGATTCTTTATCTTCATCCTCTTCCCATGGCTCTGCGTCTACATAAAATTCGATCCAATATTTACTGGGACTGACCGATACTACATCTGGGAATATTCTCAATTTATTGTTTTTAATCTCATATGAATAATGAGAATTTCTTGTATATATTGCGTCCTCAAAGGCCATGGCTTGGGCCTTGTTCTGCCAAACAGGAACAATATCAAAAGTAGAGTCATCTGTATATTGTCCGTAGCTGGCCATATTACCAACTGTATTTATGCCGCCATAATAACCATAAAATCTCCACATTGCTTGCGGTGTTTTATAATAGACCTTTGTAATGTTAATTCTCTTGTTTCCTACTTTTCCGTAGTAGGGAAACGCAGAGTTATCCGAGTCTGCTGCCGAAGAGGAGATAAGATTCTGTAAGTCATAATCTTGAGTTCCTGTGATCGAGTTGAAAGAAGCAGAGTAGATCGGTGTCTCACCACCAAAGCCAGCCTCTGTAGAAACTCCATACCCCACGCGACGGGCATATGCGAATTCAAATCTAGGGAACTTCAAAGCTATCCCATTTGAGCCTGTATACGTTGATAACTCACTGCCAGTTAAAGAACCCCGAGAGTCGAACGAACCTGTGCTTGCTCCTAGCATATCAGATAAAGCATTCTTGGCTTGATGCACATTTAAGAGATAGGAATACTCTAATACAGCCTCTTCATAGGCGGAAAATATACTTCCCGTGGTGAGTTCAATATCTAGCACATCTCCACCGAGTTTCTTATAGGTATATGCTACTTGATCCGCTGCTCCGGTACAAAAATGTTGAGAAAATGTCCCTAGAGATGTATCAGAGTACGTGCCAAAAGGAAGGAATCCGTCTTCGACACTAGAAGCATCACTGCCAGTAGGAAGCACAACTGCGCTTGTCTCGGATGCTGGTGTTAGAGTGGGCTGTGACATTCATTAATTCTCCTCGTAGTAAATAGTTAAGGAGAATGGAAAAGACACAAAACGCTAAATAGGTTTAATCTTCTTTCTTTTTAGCTGTCGAGACTCTTCTCTTTCTTACAGCTCTTTTTGGGGTTGGCTTTGGGGTTGGCTCTGGGGCTGGCTCTGGGGCTGCGGCTACCGGCTTTGCTTCTTCTTTCGGTGCGGGAATATCCTCAACACCTGCTTCTCTTAAGCGTGGGTGGTTGGCATATTTTCTTCCAAACTTTTTACGATTTGCCATCATTC